GTAGCTAGTGCTGCCTACATTTATCGTACCGCCCATACCGTTGTGTGATTGGCAATAATAATAAAGAGTGCTAGGAGCATCCTGCTCTAGTTTTACTTCAACATACTTATGACCAACTACAGTCACACCAGTGGTGTATTGTGAGCTATTAGCCGCATCAGGTTGAGTAGCTAATCTAAATGGATGGTGAGTTCCACCTGATGGATGCGCCCCAGATACGTCAAATCTATAAGTAACAGAAGGTACTAAAGTAATAGTTTGTTGTTGAGTACCATCAATAAAGTATTTGTTGTAACCACCTACGTTAACAACTGTGACAGTAATGTCAGCATAAAGCAAATCAAGATCGTCTGCAGACGCACTGATAAAGACTTTGGCGCTGCCAGATAGATTAAGTAAGCTGCCTGTGCTTGAACTGGTTAGAGTTCTGGTAAGAGTAGTTCCTGAGTGAGTATATACGCCCGTTGATATTTCCCAAGCACCGCCAGTATCTTCTATTACCAGCCGCACTGTGTGACCGTCCAAAGAAGAAGGCACAGATTGATAACCCGACTCATAAGAGCCAAGAGTAATCGTACCTGTGCCTGTAGTAGAGGTCGAAACCTTTACACGATCTGCGAAGCGAGCCATGTGGGTTCCTTAATCTAATTTTAGGATAAAATCGCCAATTCCAAAACGGAGTATATCGCCGCTGTTTACACTGCGTGGGGTTGTTAAAGCACCTGTGAGAATAGGGTCTTTAGATTTATTGTAGGTAGCACTTGCGTTGCTATTGTATTGGGTTGCCGAACCATAGGTTGAAGTGGTTCCAGCTGTTCCACGATAAATGCCCCAATGCGTCACAGATCCGGCCCAATTCCCAGTGGCTTCGGGGAAAGTAATAGCAGCGGTGTTTGATATAGATGTTACGCCGCTGCCATCTGTAGTTGGGGTTCCAAGTACGTTAAAAGTGGGGCTAATAACTACCTGCCTTGCGTATCCGTTACCATCAAATTCGCCAGTAGATCCAGAGGAAGAAGCTGCTACTGAACCAACATTGCTTCCGGGGTCACTACGATAAAGCCCTAAATATAGATGGGTATCGCTGACATAAGAAGTTGCAACAGAACCTGTTGTTTGATTTACAGATTGGAAAGTTGCGCCAAAATACGGAAGCGAAATATTGGGCCATGCTCTGTTTCTATTAGCCGAAATAATCCTGTTCGAGGATGACCCCGGATCATAAGTATTTGCCCAATCGTACCCACTTGCGTGAAACGGCCCCCACGGTTCATTTATAAAACCTAATCTCCGAGCAAGTTGTCTGCGCCACTCTGTAGTAGATTCATATAAATTATAAGCAGTACTTTGGCTTAGTGATACAGTGCCTGATCCCACGCCCCAGCGATTTGGGAAGGTAATATCAAACTGACCAGAAGCAATTCTAAACTGATCTCCCGAAGCCACGCCTACTCCGCTATTTAAAGCCCCAGACATTAAGAAATAACTGGAGCCTGTATTTGTAGCATCAGTCCACAATGACCAGTGCGATACCGTTCCCCAACTACCTGTTGCTTCGGTAAAATCTATCGCAGAACTATTGGTAAGATTATCATTGGTATCGAAGACAAATTTGCTGAACATACCCGAACTAGAAGAGGAATTTACATGATGGTCGTTATCAACAACTTGCACACGGGCATAGCCATTCCCAGAGATCTCCGTAGAACCTGCGTTTGCATCAGTAGGATCTGAAGTATGTAACCCAAGCCAAATACCTGCGGGTATTGTGAGTTCAGCCTTTTTAAAAAGGTGCTTGATCAGAGCAAGCTCTAGGGTATCACTGAGAATAGCCATCGGTCTCTCCAGTTGTTAGTCGATGTTGATGTCTAGATCACCCGCTGGGATGCGGAATATATCGCCAGCCGAAATAGTTTTATCAGCGGTCAATTGAGCATGTACGATCATATCGCTAGCTGAACCGCCAGATACCGCTGGCATAATCATCACTGCAATCACCGTTCCGTATCCGCTGCCTGTCGCTTCTGGAAATTCAATTGGTTGTGTATTAGAAGCGTTGTTTCCGTTTACCGTAAACGTAGCCGCTTGTCTCACGTAGGCAGTTCCAGAGGTAGAAACTTCAGATCCAAGTGTTGAATCCGTAGGATCTGTGGTGCAGAGTGCAACAAACCAATTTGTAGGACGTGTTACTGAGTCTGTAGTCAGCAAGTATTTTAAAGTGTGGGTTTCAAATGCGTTTGAGAGGCTCATGGGTTTCTCCTATTTCCTCAAATCGTGATGGTGAAAGAGGAAACAGCAAGTCTGTCTCCTACGAAAAGATTGACGTTGGTTAAGGTGAGATCCCCGCCGCCGCCTGTATTAGTTACAGTGCCTCTGAATATCTCTGAGCCACCGCTATTGAAGACTTTGAATTTAGATGCCGTACCAGCATTAATCGTAGTATCAGTGGTAATGGCGTTAGCAGAAACGGAGCCACTATCTGCGGCTCCGAATGCTGGATTTGTTAAAGGCAGTGTTGCTAACTCATTATCGGCAGCATCTAGGATTTGCAGATTACCTGCAGAACCGCCGCTGTCGATTTCGTCCACTATGCCGTTTAGGGCGGCATTCTTAGCACGATTGGTTAGAGTGATTGCCACTGCCCCTACCTAGACTACGCTAAGTTGTAGTTTGCTGTGAACAGACTTTCTGGACGAAGAATCTTGCGCCCATACAAATTCATGCCCCGCACCACATCCGCGAAGGTTGTAGGTGAACGGAATGTTTCTGTTTTAGCAATCTGTTGTGCAGTTGCTACTGCAGATGCATGACCAGCAACTAAGACTCCAAAGTTAGTCTCAGATCCCGCTGATGCAGATGTACCCGGACCAGTTCCTCCATAAGGCAAGTTATTTGACTTATAAATTGAGAAACCTCTAATAGTTCCCGGTAAACGTCCATTACGCAACTCATCGCCGCCGCCGAAGTCAGAATTAATGAGCTTGCTTGACTCGTCCATTAATACTTCTGCAAATACAGGGTCGATGACCAGCCATCTTCCATCTGTGTCTACGTTTGCTTCGTCCATTTTACGTGCGATGCGGTTCATTATAGTCAAAGGTGAAGTAAGACCTCCAGATCCACCACCTACTTGCAATGGAATAGAAGTTACTTCAGTTGCCCCGCCAATATCACTTCCACCAAAGTCAGTAATATCCAGCTTGTTCGCTGCTAGTAATTCATCATTACCAGCATTGGTATCAGCTTTAGTACCATTTACATCATTAGCTGTTGAACGCCGTGCCCATGAAGATGGTGTTTTCCAACCAGACATGTAGCCAAGAACTTCTGCATCAAATGCATCACGAAGTTTATAAGCTGCGCGATCTGCAGCCAAATCGCCAAAACTTACGTGGCTATGTGCCTCTTCGATATCATCAATCGCAAATTGGTAGTAGTTCGCCTGATCTACAACCATAGTAAAATCTGCATCTATGATATTTTGAGTATTTAATTGAGTACCTCGTTCATAAGCAGTAATAGTTATATCTGGCTCACGGACAATTTTTACACTGTCTCCAAAATTTGCTATCTCCCCGCTGTAATCAGTGTTAGTGACAGCTTCTACAACAGATGCTTTTCTTAGAGCAAGTTGTACTTTACGACTATAAATTACTGGTGAAAATACACCGTTTGGCAGGTTTCCATAACCTGACACAGATTGAAATGCCATTGTAAAATTCCTTGTATGAAATGGCTTAAAATAAACTTCTAAAAACACTTAATTATGCGTATAAATAAACGCGGTATTTCAGAAGCAGCTAGATCAGACAATGAACAACAGTGTCAGTTTAAACAGAGTATCGCAAAGCGGTTCTATTCGTACTGGTAGACTTTGTATGATTATCTGGAAATGATGTTGGGTATACTCAGGTAGAGTGTCCAACATCTGTAAAATTAATGACTACATTATAGCATATTGAGTCAATTAATACAATAGTTAATTGTTTTATTAATAATTTAATTAATGGTATTATCTGGCAGCGCCAGAAATATCGTATAAAAAGTTGCCAGAAGAGATTGCTGCATTTATTGCTTCTTCATTGGCCTCATACTCGCGGTCTGTCATAGCCTGTACCATGCTCTCAGAAAAAGCAGCTTTTGTATTGGTTGGGGGTGCAGACGATGTTGTGCGTCCTACTGCTTGCGCTGCCGAAGTATTCTTCTTGCTTTTACCCTTATCGACTTTGTACAGATCTATTGTACGAGCGGCCCATTTAGCGTCAGTAGTATTTTTATAAACACTATCCTGAAGAGCGGAAGGCTGTTCTGCGACCCATTCATGGAATGCGGGGTCATTGCGGATTTCTATGAAATCGGGATGCAAAGCAAGTAGTTGTTGTTCAGCCGACTGCTTGTGCAGATTACGCTCAAACTTCTCTACTTGCTTAAGTCTTTCTTCTCCTTGTTTGAGAACCTCATCCGCTCTCTTACGAGCTATTGTGTCTACGATTTGAGCAACATCTGGGTATCTCTTAGCCCACGCTTCAACTTCCTCATCTGTTTTAGGAAAGCGTATTTGCTTACGTGTAGCAGTCTCCAGTTGCTGTTTGATCTCATTTATTTCTTTATCTTTTTGATCTCTAACAGTTTGAATGTGGCGCTGAATATCCTGATATCGTTTTTTATAACTTTCTTCTTCTGCGCCTAATTCTTCTTTAGGTTCAGCCGCCGCTTGTTGCTGCGCCATTTCTTGGCTGTAGGTCAAATTATCTTCAGGTTCGGGGGTTCGACTATACTTTTGTTTTAACATGAGTTTTCCTTTTGGGTCCGATAATATTCGGGTATCCAATTAAACCATGAATGCTATTTTCTGTTTTTTAAGCATTCCGGGTAGTGTTTTCGACACAGGTAATATTTCCTCAATATCCTCTGTATCGTCCAATTGGTCATCCACTTTAATAGTGGCGACCTCTATATCCATCTCTTCAGATGGAATTTCTTCTGATGCTTCTCCTTCCTCTTCGGTTTCTTCTTGTTCGGTATCGTCCTCATCCGAAACTTCGGTGTCCGAAGAGCTTTGGCTATGGGATTTTTCTTCGTCAACATATTGAATCAACCCATCCATTTGCATTGCCATTAGGCCCATTTCGGCCTCTGACTGCATCATCTGTATGTGTTTTAAGCCGTGCCAGTTTACGACATGGGCTGGGAGTATGTACTCGCCTTCGCTAATCATAGCTTCTATATCATCACGTACATTATGTGCGCTGGCCCCGATAGGAATTGGATTACCGCTAACTGGATCATAATCTAGTAGGCCATCTGACATTTCATCGTCGCAGCCACAGGCCATGCCGCCGTGTGCCATCTCGACTTTATCTTCATCCTGCTCAAGCAAAGATTTCTGAATCGCCTCCCCGCGATTTCTTTCATAATCAGATAAATCACCGTCATTATTTAAATCGGCCTTCTTTTCATCTAATTGAAATTTCTTTGCTGCCATGTCTCTTCCCTCTTGTGTTGTTATACCTTTACGAGCGGCTGCAATGCCGCCTAATGCGAAACCCTTAATATCTTCATAGTAGCTGTCTAAACGAGACTGCGCTTCTTCAGGAGTTGTCTGGTCGGACATCTCTTTCTTGCCCTCAATCTCAATGTCTCTAAGGATTTCTACGGCGTTATCACCAAAGGCTCTCTGCCAGTTTACCCCAGACTTTTGTGCATTCTGAATAGCGGTCTCAATATCCACCTCTTCACCATCCCAGATAGTTGGAATAAGAGTTTGAATGCCGTCTATTTCAACAATAGCACCTCTGACGGTAGACAGAGTGCCGTCCTCATTTTTAACGGCTTTGTTGTTGGCTATGTTATACAAATGATGCTCGACTAACGGGTCCATAAAATTTCCTTACTGGGGAGTGGCAAAGCCTTCTTCTTCAGTAGGGGCTTCTTCTGCAGTAGCTAGACCAGCCGCTCCCATAAGACCTGCGGTTGCAATGCCAATATCTCTGCGTTTGCCTGTGTAGTTTTTCCAAGAGGGAACTCCTCCTGCAGCATATTTTTCAGCCTCTGCTATTATTAATGCTCTAGCCCCTTCTGAGCTTAGAGTACCTTCGTCCGACATTCTCCAAATTGCATCTACCGCCGTGGTAAAATTTTTATTAGATTTTAGAGTTTTTGGAAAAAGTGTTCGTAATTGTTCCCATGAAACAGATTGCATTTCTCTAGGTAAAACATTTCTTAACTTTGCGGCTTCTGCAGTTGCATCAAAATAAAGGCCATAAGAACCGCCCATTCCTGTTTCGGCTTTTCCTTTATTAGAAAATCTAAAAAGACTACCGACTTCGCTTGCGCCTGTTAAGCCTTGGGTAACCTCATTCGCTTTTTGGCCCAACGGTCGGAACAAACCAGCGGCAATCTGATGGGTATCAACTGTTACATCTTTTGGGCTGTCAGGATTTAAAATATTGTTAAAAAAGTTTCTTACTTTATGAGCGGTTCCCAATTGAGGAGAAATACTTTCTAAAGAACCATCCCCATCTAGTATTTTAAAAGCTTTAACTAAATTTGGAAAACTTTGATGGACAAGCTTTGAAGGCTTACCCGATTTTGAAGCAACAATTCCAAGTATATCGCCGTTTGGACTGACTTCTCTAAAATTCGTTCCAAAATGGGCTTCGTCGTAAGCGCGTATCCATAGGGCTTTTTGCATGGGGGTTTTCATTTCTCCCCAAGGCTTTCCCCTTACCGTTTTAAACTCTTTCTCTTTTTGCCAAGCAGTGACGCCTTTGGAACCACCAGTTTTTTCAGTCATAGAAATGGCATCCATTTCGGATGTCCACGGCGCGTTATCCCCTAATTCAGCATTATGTTTAATTATTCTTTCTGCCATTCCAACATTTTGAAACCAATCCTTTCCGGGAGATAGTGCAGCTAAAACTCCCGCTGTTTTGGTGTCAGGAAGGCCAAATCTTGAAGACAGCCCCAACGCAATCCTATTTGCTCCCCGATACCAATTTGCAGAATCCTGAGCAATTCCAAGGCGATCCGACATATCATACAAACTGACAATATTTTCAGTCATCCGTGAAATAACATTTTGTGAAGTTTGGGAGACATCCTCTGACCAAAGATTACGCAAACCGGGATAGCTCTCCGTCATCATAGCAAAATTTTCGGGCATACTAGAATTACCGCGCATCAGGGCTTCGGTATCAGATATTAGTGTTCCAGTGCCAACAAGATCAGCTTCTCCCCCTTTTGAGGCAGGAGTAGTTGGTATGCGAGTATCTACTCGACGGTCCAAGTCAAGCATGTTTTCTGTTTGCTCTGCTACTGTGGCAGGTACACTTCCAGAGCTTTTCTTGCGGATAGTTACAGACGCTGGTGGTAGTTCTATTTCAGGTTCATCGTCAATTAACCCTTCATCGACCATTCTGTCATAAGTTCGTTCTAAAGTAGCTTCTCCTCTC